ACTACCAGATCTCCTTCTGTACCATGTATCATTTATCCCTAATAGTCCTTCCAGTACTGAGGCATTGGCTTTCAACGCCTCACTTAATTCCATCTTTTCCATAATATTTTTTATTTACCAGTTTCCAAATTGTTTTTCTTATAATCCTGCCATGAGTCGGCAAGCTGCCCCACCGAAGCGGAAGTGTAGAGGTCAAGTATATGAATCTCGTCATCGGCAAGCTCCACAAGCTCGTTCCGATAGATCTTCTCCGCAAGCACGTGCGCCGGAAGACCGGGCACGTTCCTGTAAATGCCGTCAGCGATATCCTTACGGATATCCGCTATCACCATATCCTGTCTGTCTATCCCCGTGAACAGGGGAAATTTTGTAAAATCAACTTTCATAATATTCTTAATTAAATACTGTTATCCGTAATAAAACATAACCCAATAATTGCCCATACATTTAATGAATCCGGATGAATAATCCAAATCCATATAGGACGCCTCTTTTCCTCCAGGGGCAGGCAGGATGCGCCCTCCTGTCAGTCTTACCCCGCCGCTCATACGTTTGAAGTATATGGTATGTCCGGGAACATTCGGAGGAAGCGTCACCGTTATGTTACCCGTATTAATAAACATCACATTGTCATCATTGTTATTCAGGGAGGTGCTGACGGATATGTTCCTCCAGTTGCCCACTATGCCACGGAGAGAAACATAACTGTCATTGTCCGGATGAAGGAAAATGTTACCTCCCTCCACGAACAGGGGAATGCTCGGGGTCTTGATATGCATCCCGAGCATGGCGTTCGGACTCTGTATGTCAATTCCGGCATCATACTTAATCCCTTCGATTGTGACAAACTGCGTGTTTCCCCCGAGTTTTACGCTTGCGAACGTCCTGTCGTTATAAAACTCAATCTGCCCGGCGGATAACTTGAAACCGACATAGGAATCCGTTCCCTCATAAAGAGTTTTTGAGGACAACATGCCGGAATCTATGGAAAACGGACCGATACGTCCGCTATCCGCCGTGATTTTTCCGCTGATATCCACGTTGACCGCTCTGATACCGTCCGCATCAATCATGGACGCCTTGATCTTCTCGGTCAGCAACAGCTTGGTGGCGATAAAAGTCCAGCTCTGTGCTACCTCCCAGTATTTTATTTTTCCCGAAGCCACATTCTGTTTGGGGGTTTCCGTCGATACCGACGTATGCGAACAGATGCACAGGTACAGCAGGTTGTCATACAGCACTATGTCGTAAAACAGCTGCCCTTGCTTGCCTTCCAGGTAAGACACAGACGCCTCCCATACACGCATACGCATACGCGCTCCCTTATCTCCCTTGTCACCTTTGGGAGCAAAACTGACCTGTCCGGTTCTTGTCACCAACGGCATATCACCTCCTTACTCCTTGGTTGTGATGGTCCATGCCACGTTGCCTCCTGCCTGCTGGCACATGTCCCAAGTACACGTGCCGGAAGTGGCTGCCGTACCGGAGGTGGACGGGTTAAGGATCACCCCGGCACTGTCCATGAACACGAAATAGAAAGTCATGTCCTTGTACTTGGTGGTGCTCCCACGCTTGACCAGAATGGGCTTATAGACCACCGTGTCGCCGCTTTCCCGGATGGTCTCGTCCTCGGGCGTGGGATTCAGGATCAAATCAAACGGATCGGACGCATCCATTACGGACTGCGTGTCCTGACCGATGAGCTTGCCGCCCTGGTACACCTCCACCTTGAACACCCCTGTCGTGTCAACCATATCGTTGGTGACGGTCAATGTCTGCGTGGTCTTTCCGCTCAGCACGCTCCACGCACCGTTGACCTGGTTGTACCACTTGTAGGTCAAGCCTGTAGTGATCTCGTCACTGCCCATACGCGCTACGGCTTTCAGAATACAGCTCTGCCCTTTGTCCCGAAGGGTAAAATACTTGTTGTCACCGGCAACGATCGTCACATGCTTCTGGTTCCCGACCCCCTTGGTGATGGGGATGCTATAGACGAACTGGACGGTGTCGCTGGTATTCCCTATCGTCACGGTAGCTTCACCCTTGATGGTACAAGAGGCCGCTCCGCTCGCCTTGACCAGGTTCTTGACGATCTGCAATCCGTAGTAATCCGTCGTACCGGACTGGTAAGGGATAAACTTGAAATGTCCCGTCTCACCGCCAAACGTGTTGGTGGAGACATTGCCCGAGAACTTGATCTCGACATCATTGAAATACCATTTCATGGAGGAAGGGACCACCAGCCCTTCCGCCGCCCGCGAAGAGGTGAGAATGAAGGACAAGACGGGCTTGAGCGAAGCGAAGTCCGGTGCGATGTTCGTCGGTGCGGACGCTTCGCCCATATACTCCTGATACAGATCTCCCTGGTTACACTGGATCGACGGCATATAAACGCCACCCTTTTGCGAAAATATGACCTGTCCGGTCGCGCTGGCCAAACTCATGACGCTCCTCCTTCCCCGGTTGTTTCCGTACTATCCGTGCCTTCGGAGCTCTCTCCCCAAGAGGCCGGTGTGAATACTTCGACGGGATGGTCCGTACCGTCTATCTCTTCTTTCGCCGCCTGCGGGGTCAGACAGATGCCGCCCACTTCCTTGGCTCTCTCAAATACAGTGTCGCCGGGGAAACGTGCCACGTCCGCCTGCCACAATAATACATTGCCATCCGCTGTCCTGTTGCGGATACCGGTCAGATGCAACCGGTCTGCAACCTCCTTCGTTACTTTAATGTAAAATGCCATACTACTATTATTTTTAATGTTATCCAAATTTTCTTGCTACTACCGCCTTGCCCCCCTGCGTGAGCACCTTGCCGCCTTGTGTCAGCGCCACGTAAGGGCCTCTGTCCTCCACTTCCAGCTTTAACATCATGCCGTTGCTGAAAGGTATCTTGGGAGAATATCCGCCGGCAACCTTGGTATATCCGGAATCTCCGCTCTTCTTGACGTACCAGTGACAGTTAAACATGGCGGATGGATTCGGGATAACCCCCATGGTATCCCGAATGACGGGCTTGGGAAAGATGGCGTAAGTCCCGTCCGGAACACCCGCAGGTACGCCCTCCCAGTCGGCTTCAATCTTCGGAATCCTGCGGCGTATCACCGTAGAGACTGCCGGGTCCGATGCGCCCGGGGTTGATGCCGGAGTCCCGGAAGCCGCATAGGTGGCCTTGCAGACAATCGTGATGTCATCGCCTATATAATTGCGGTCAATCTTGTATACATTCTTGTTCAGTGATACAAACTCCCAGTCGTTGTCACCCGCTCCTGTGGTTATCTCCTCCAGCGCTCCCGTAGACAACAGACGGTACCAGAAGAACCTGCATTTGCCCGTAGCCGTCACGTCCGTGTCGCCTACCATCAGTTTGGCCGTGATGGTCTGTGCGGTGATGTCACGCACCGGGTTCCAGTCCAGCGTGGACGGGCTGTCTATCGTCAACACGGGGATGGCATCCGTACCGTCAATGGTGCGGATCACCCGGCTCATTTGAAAAGTGAACAGCTGTCCGGTACGTGTGTCGGCATATTCCGCGTAAAACTCCAGCGTGACGGGTTTTAGGACGGCGACATTTCTTTTCATTGTGATCTGTCCCTTGCTGTCACCGGACTCCGTAATGCTGTAGTCTGTGTTTGTCGACGTGATAAGCGTGCGTGTGGATCCGATGCGCTCGTACCACTTCATGTTGGTCAGCCTGGAGTTGACCGCCCCGATCTTAGTCACCGCTTCCGGGTCCGTGGCGTTGCACCGCGGAAACAGGACCAGCGGTGTCAGCGTATAGTCCGGAGTGTATTCAGCCTTGTCAGCCTGGTAGACCTGCATGTCCGGCACGCTGCCCACCACCTCGATGTTACAACTGGTTTGTAACAGCCGGTAGTTGATTTCTATTTTTCGTTGCTTTGTTGCCATTGTATAAAACCATTTTAAAATGTTACAAAATTCTCCGCCACTTCAAACTGCTGCCCGTCACGCAATAACGCCTGTGCTTTAAACGTACACACCCGCATGTTGGTATAATTCGGTCCGAGATCATCTATCGTCAGAGGAAGATTTTTCCCGGCGCCGGCACGCTTCACCGCCCATGCGTTATCTTCTGATACATTCCCGGTATCACGCGTCCAGCTCACATCAGCGTCAAGTATATGATCTGTCACGTCACGGTTGTACAGCTTGCCGGTAATATATAGCGTTGTGGAAAAAGTCTCGATATCAAAATACCACCCCTTTGTGCTGCCGATCTCTATCGTAAATTCCGGGTTCCCTTCCAGCATCGCCCATCCGGCCGCCGCATATTGCGGTTCGTCGGCTGTTCCCGTCATCAGGCACTTCCATTTGCAGCCGTAGTGCCAAACCGTGTCCGCCCGCTCCTGCGTATTGGTGTAAGGATTGTCAGAGGACGCGACTTCGGCCGACCAAAAGCCACGGTCCACCAGTTCCTGTACGGGCAGTCCCTGCCAGTCCACCCGGTAAAGTTCACCGAAGATGCCGGCACGGGCGAATATGTACGAGTGCTTATAGTTGACGGGGAGATTGTCAAACAAATCCAAATTGGGCAAACGCCCCAATATCATGTAATAGTTGTTCTGTTCCAGGACAGGTTTCGTTACTCCTTCCAGCCAGACAAGACATTTATCCGTGGTGGCGGACAAATACCAGTAGCTTTGCCTGTCCTCATTGAAGGCGTTTCCTCTTCTGGTAATGATCGTCAACTCTGTGGGAGGATAGTTTTTACCGCCCGGCACCTCACTGTCCGGGTATGACAACACCGAGATGGAGTTGGCCGGGACATTCTTGGACAGCACGCGCATCCACGAGGCGTAATACTCCCCCGTTGAAAAGAGGTTGTTTACAATCCCGTACACTATATCACCCTCCTGGAATGCGGTGAAGTCATTCTCCCAGCGCTTGCGCAATTTCAGGGTATAAGTTCCGTCGCTCTCCAAAGCCACGGACTCAATGACTCCGTTCTCGGAATATGAGGTGTCGCCTTCCTGCGCGTTCAGACGGTTATAGATGATTTCCTTGAACACTGCGGAGCCGCGTACCTCAAGACGCTCGAACTGACCGCGCCCGTCGGGATAGATACCGGCACCTTTACCGGCAATCATGGAGTCGATGAAATTGCCGAACTTCAATAAGAAATTTGTTCCGTCCGCTTGATCCTTACGAAGGAACATTACTAAGGAGCGCAATGCGGAATACACGTTACTATCCGTGGCCGGTGTAGAGTCATTCCTTCTTATCACATACACGCCGCTGCCACCACCGCCCGTATAGGTCTGTCCTTTCAGAGTAAGGCTCTCAACCTTCTCCTCCAGCTCGCCGATACGGGAATAGGCAGCCGTCTCACCAACGGTATAGACAGGCGAATCAAACGGGAAATCCAAGTTAAATTCAAAACCGATAATCCTTGACTGCCTTCCGTTATCGAAATAGGCTTTGTTAATAAGATTAACCTTTTGACCAATGCTGTAGAGGTTATGAATGCCGTCCTCGCGGTATGCGTCACCGGACATCATCGTGCAGTCGTAAGTACTCGGGTCAACCTTTGATTTGGAAGCGTATTTTTCCGTCTTGACCTTCAGTTCCTGTTCTGCAGCACCCACAAGCCCCAGTTCGGTTATTTTCGTGCTGTCCCAGCCGGATAGTACATATTCATCTCCATCCTGGGGAAAGAGCACATCGCCGGGAAGCGGTCTGCCGTAGTCCTCATTCCTGACTATCTCCCAAAGCTGTGCCTCAGGGTTCCATCCGCCATCCTCCAGCTTCTCCGGCTTTCCCTCAGGATTGAACTTCACGGCGAACTCCAGACCGTTGAGAAGCCCGGACGCGAAACGTATCCTCAGCTCCTGACCGGGGAGGATATATTTCTCGGAAAAGTTAACACCTGTATCCCTGAAACGGTAGGCATTCCATTTTTCCTCAGTGGTTGTGCCGTCCTCATTCTCCACCTTGTCCGTCACCTCGATGGTAGTAACATCCGACATGGTGCCCGTTCTTCGGGGATAGACTTCATCGAAGATAACCACCTGTTCAATGGCTTCCTCGGTGGTCATATTGGGATAAGCGTCTATGTACGGGGTTCCTTCGGGTAACATCAGCCTGCGCTGCACCACACCGTTCACAACCACGGTCTCATCAACCGGACGGTAGTTAGAAGGGATGTTCTTTGTCGAGCCGAAAGCATAGATTCTTGTCGCATAGGTGGACCGGGATTCAGATCGTGGCATTTCCTGCACGTTTTTCTCGATCTCGAAGTCCACCGCGTCGCCAAACTCACAACGCCCGAAATGGATTATATTCTCGGTTATCCAGCACTCGCAATCCCATTTTTTCGCCATGGAGAAACAGGCATCCAAAATGTTGATGTTCTCATAAGACATCAGTTGTGATTTGTTCTCTACCGTACTGTCAATGGAGAAAACAAAATCCTGTCCTTTGTATGTGTAACCAAGAGCCTTTAAATTTCTCAGGACTATACCGGCTTGTACGTCAAGCGGGGCAGTCAGGTTCCAGGACGCCTCCTGTCCGGCCGTCTCCGGGGTATATTTGAAGATTTTGTTTTTCCATTTCCAATAATAGGCATCAAGCTGAAGCTCATAGTCGTATGCCCCGGTTTTCCTATTGTACTTGGGTTTGTACAGATCGCATAGCTCGAACCGACCGAAACGTGTGTCCTCCGTCCAGTCACCCAGTTTGAAAAAGACAGGAGATTTCAGGGAAAACTTCAAAAGTATGAAGTCTTCCTTCATGAGTGTGAACTTACGTTTGCTGCCTTTTCTGACAGCATCCTGGTAACATAGTTCACCAGTTGAATTTCTGATCTCAATTTTCATACAATATCTTCCCTGTCGCCCGGATTGGGTTCTTTAAGTTTGACCATAAACTTTCCCCGGCATTTCCCGTAGCTTCCATACTTGCCACAAGACAGATAGTACAAATTGTAAATCTTCCCCAGTGCCGGGATTTTCAGTGCAATTTTACCCTTTACCAGTTCGGACACAAAGGACGAATATTTATCCAGATAGTCACTTTGTGAATTTCCCGTAATAAAAAAAGGCAGGCTGAGTTCCCTGGAGTCCATCTTGCAGATCTCAGGCGATGAAGTTATCTGTATGCCATGTTCCAGTCTGCTGTCATTTTCGATATAGTCCTTTACCGGAGGGGGTGTTAGTATAGCCTCCAAAGCTCCGTCCATCAGCTCCGCACCCCATGTGCTCCAGATATTCTTGCCATTAATAAAAGCGTTCCTCTCCATAATCACATTCCTTTTGTGTTTTTTTCGATCTCAGCAAGAGTGTCGTCCATGCCGCTCAATATGCCGGTATATTTCTCAATTTTTTCCAAATGGCCGTTGCATTCATGCAGTACATCACGCATTTCCGTGACACACACTGAATGAGTTGCAAGTTCCTTCGCCATATTTAATGCCGCCGTAGAAATGATAAGCATGCTTGCATTCATTTCCGTTCCTTTGGTTTCCAAACGCACATTGGACTCATACATGGCTGTCAGCCGTCCGCTGATTTCCTCACCTGTTTCCTGGCTCATGGTGGTAGTGTAGCCTGTAGAAGAGGACTGGGAATAGGAATCCCCGGACGCACTCCATCCAAAGATATCCGCCAGGCTGTCCCTCTCGGCCAGGACTGCTTCAGACAATTGTTTCTGCATCTCACGCAATGCATCGACTTCATCTTTCGTATAACCGTCCTCGCCATATTCCGCCCAAGTCTCATACAGCTTTCTGACCTGCTCCTTGTACTTGTCGGCCATCATGGCTCTGATAATGGATTTGCGGAGCTGTTCCTCCAGATTCTCAGCCAGTTCTTCGTTCCCGTTCTCCAGATCGGATATCATCTCCCAGTAGGAATCCTCAAAGCTGTCAAAGGATATGCCGGTGATCTGTTCTTTCACCGCCTCTAGAATCTCCTTCTCCGTCTCGCCATATTTGATGATATTTTCCAGATGGTTCCTGAACTCTCCGTCCATGACTGACCAGAGTCCGGCATAATTCTCCCTGATGGACTGCAAGATTTCCGGGGACATATTGATCATATCCTTCATCTCGTTGAACGTCACACCGTACTCCCTGGATATCTCCCCAGCGACATCACGCCAGTTCTGGCCTTCCCATTTGTAGGAGCCTTTCCACATCCTGTAGCCTTGGCTGTGACTTCCGATACTGCTGCCGGCACTCAGACGTGCCTCGGCAAGTTTCTTTTGTACCTCCAGCTCGTTTTTTGCAATATTCAGAGCTTCCTCTCCGGCTTTGGATGCTTCCGCACCGTAACTTTCATTTATATATGCCTTCTTTTTGTCAAGCAGCTCGTCCCAGATATCCAGCAGATTCTCATACTGTGCCACCATTTCATTATAACCGGAATAATCAGCACCATGGAAAATACCACCGGCCCCCTTGATTCCAAAGATGGAGCCCACCGTATCGAAAATTCCTCCTACGGCATTGCTCACGGTTTCCAGTATATTCCCCACGAATTTGTCAAGTCCCTGGTCACCGATCTGGTCAAGTATGGCTAGGATGGCGGCAATGATCCCGCCTATCTTCGATCCGGATTCCGAGAGCACGTCAACCAATGACCCGACACTCTCCCCGAAAGAGGAAAGACTCATGTCCGCCTCCCCGAGCTGTACAATGGCGTTGGTGACTCCGGTTATATTGTCTATAGCCTTCTTTGATGACTTATCCACATTTGTTTTCGCATTCGAGACATTCTGGGAAGCGGTATTAAGCTTTTTTTTCGCCGCCTCCTGCTCGGCATGTGTTCCACTTTCCAGGGACATGTTATATTCATCCTGAGCCTTGGCCAGTTCCTCCTGGGCTTTCCTCAGGTTGTCCAGCTGGTCAGGAAGATCACCAAGCAGTCCGCCTTTGTCAATAATTGCAGATTGTATTCCGTCCAAAGCTTCGTCAACAACTTTTTTTTGCTCCACAGCCATATTCTTATACTCATCGGATTCACGGAACAGTTTCAACTGTGCCCGGACTTTGTCAAGCTCTTTTTTAGACACCTTGCTTAAATCCCCGAATATCAGCTCCCAGTTGATCTCTTGTTTCAACTTGTCAACATCCAAGGCTGACAGAGTTTTTTCAAATTCCTTTTGTAGCGATGCGATCCTGCCGGCATCAGACTCACTATCCATCAATGCCCTGTATTTACGTGTCAACGCCTCCTTTTTTCCCTGGAAAGTACCGTATTTGATCAGGTACTCGTCCCATGCGTTTTCCTGATCACGCAATGTTTCTTTCCAATGACGCCTAGTGGTATTGTCGATAATAGCATCAAACGCCGATGTATCTACGGAAATTGAAGAAGAGTTAAAGTTTTTTTTCACATAACGCTTGTCCTTCTTCGCCTTCAGCTCCTCCTCGGCCTCGAACTTTTCTTTCTCAAACTGGATTACGGCCTGAATATAGTCTTCCTTCTGCCGCTGCAGAAGCGATATCTCTCTGCTGTTGTTTAGTTCCCGTTGTGCCAGTTCCTTTTCAGCCCCGGCTTCCATAGCGTCAATACGGGACTGAGCTACCCGGTATTCCAGTTCCTCCTCCTGACGCTGACGCTCCTGCAAATGTTTCTTCCGCAAGTCCTCCAGCTTCACACTCTGCGCATTGACCGCATTCTGCTGGCTGACTTTTTTAGGATCCGCCTGGATTTCCGATTTGCCGGAAAGAATGGTGGCGGCCATGTCCCTGTACTGGCTGTCCGCATTCTTTTCGTCTGCAAGCCATGTTTCCAGCTGTTTCTTGTTCATTTTGATGAACTCATCCCGCATCTTGATCCTCTTCTCGTTGTCCTCCAAGGACTTCTCCAGACTCTCACCCCGCAGTTCCCGGATACGAAGCTCAGCCCCCTTGATCATGTCGCCATACTTCCTGACATCATCATCAATACGTTCCAGTGTGCCCGGAGTATTATCGAAATAGGAGGTGGAATATCCGGTATTACTCATGGAAGAGGTCACATACACGCCTCCGGCCTGCTGCGCCTTCAGAGCGTTCTGATATTTTCTCCTGTATTCTTTCAGGTTATCTTCCTCTTCCTTGATGGCCTCCCGGTTCATATATTCCAACAATACCTTCTGTTGCCGCACGAACTCTCTGGCCTTGCCGCTGGAGATATCCAGCGCCTGTCCGTATTCCCCCACTTTGGTTATCACCCCGGGAATATTATCCGTGATTTTGGTAATGATGGTATTAAGTTCGGCCTGCTCGTCCGAGGACAGCTTGGTCTTGGTTTTCAATTCATCATACCGGTCCAGTAACGGCATATATTCGGAATAAAGGCTTACAACCCGTTCCTTCTGTTCATAAAACTTTTCATTGGCGGTGGATACTGTTGTATTGACGGTTTCAGCCATTTTGTTTTTCAGGCTGATCCATAAATCTCCAAGCCAGGACAACCGTCTTCCTAGTCTCAGTTTGGCGTTTTCCAGCCTTGCATCAGCCTGAGCTGCCTTGTCAGATGCGGATACATACAATCCGGATTGTGTTAGCTGGCGGTCTATGATATTGGACACCCCTTTCATGAAATCACCTGTTTTGGCAACCTCCTCATTGATTTCTGCGGCGGAAAGTCCCAGGTTGTCCAGTATAAGAAGTGACTTGCGCCCCAGACCGGTCACAATCGAATCTGTCATATATTCCACATTTTGACCGGTCTGCTGCGCCTTCAACTGGGCGAATGCCAGATATTTTCCCAGGTCGTCAACCGGAATCCGGAAATCCTTTGCCTTGACCGTCGCTTTCATCAGCTCAAGGTCCGACAAGGTTCCCTTAGTGGCGGTACGAAGGTTTGCAAGAAGATCAGGACGGTCCAGCTTCTCAAAAGCATGAAGAACTCCGTCAGCCTGAATGGCCACCTCCACGCTTTCTCTGACAAATTCCTTTGCTTTGGATATACCGTCTTTTAAAAAATCAAGGGCAGCCGCTCCGGCGGATACGAAGAAACCCACTACCATGGCTTTCATATTCCCCAGTTTCAGGAATGCCCCGGAAGCCTCATTGGTTCCGCCACGCAGACGGGCCATCGCATCTCGTGTTTCCTCCAGCTGCTTTTCCAGACGGGCATATTCCTCAGGATGAAGGGACTTGACAGTATTGTCCAACTGTTTTTGAAGCCCTCGGGCCTCTTTGGCCAGTTCCGCATAAGTTTTCTCGGTGCTTTTCATGGAGGAGCGAAGAATTTTCACTTTCGCATTATTCTCGGATATGGCTTTGGAATTGGATTTCAGCTCCGCCTCCAGACGTTTGTACTCATCACTGCCTTTCTTGCCGGAGGCCACCAGTTCTGTCATCGAATTGCGCAAACCATCATTCGTCCGTTGCAGCTCACGGGAGGACGCGTTAAGACGGTTCAGCTCCTCACGGGCCTCACTGGTGTTCAGGGAGAGAGTGAACTTTATATAATCATCTTTCAGTTTCTTGTTCATACGGTTACTTTTCGACAAAACTAGTAACCGGCAAGGAAAGGGCAAAGGACGGAAGATACATGAGAAGCCCCGCATATCCATGGACAGCGGGGCAAAATATCAATGAGGACGATATCCCGGACGATACGTGCCGTCATTCCCGTCCGGCCAGGGAAACAACTCCTCCAGCCGGTTGCGGATCTCCTTGCGGAGCGAATCGGACATGCCCGCTCTCAGATCAGGCAATGCGTTGTTGTACACTATCCCCCATATCTGACGGTTATAGATACGGAGATCGCGTTTCTCCCGCATGTCAAGAAAACGTATATAAAGAGGGTAGCCCGTTTCCAGCATTATCGGATCCACCCCCGTTATCTGGAACTCGGCCGCCGCAAGACGGTCACGCAGATGACCTGTACGGCCGGGCACAATTTTATCCGGGCGGAATCTCGCCTTAAGCTGTCTTCCCTCCCGGTAAATACCTCTTTCCGCAATATCCAACTGCCGTTGGTAAATGGTCTTGAAGTCACGGGACAGGATTCTTTTGAAGAACTCCTCCCTCACTGGGTTCCATCCGTCACTCATTCCGTACCAAGTTTAAACGACACACTCCAACCGCTGTAATCCGTATAGAATCCTGTTTCCGGGGTAGTAGTCATCCGGTCAAGATTACGCATAAGACAGCACCCTCTGTTCCTGTCACCACGCATCACATTCTTGATGCTCTCGACAAGGGGCTGTGTATCTTCCAGCACCCGAACCGGGCCACGGCGCTGCATATCCATACGGTCCATCAGAAATATAAGGCACAGGTTATCCTCCTCCACATTGTCCGAATCCGTACCTGTTTCCTGTGCGGACGGTACGACTACGAACAGAACCGGAAGCTCGTCAGAACTGATACTTTTCAGGTAGTCGCTCATGTCCTGGTCCACATTCACTACTCTGACGGAATGTATGCCAGGTACACGCCGCATGACATCCTCATAATACTCACGATAGGTTTTCAAACTGATCATAGGCTCTATCTTTTGGAATGTAATTTTTCAAACTTCTTTCTGTAAAGGAAAATAAGGATATCCCAGAACGGTGTCGCCCTCACCTCTGCATAGTTCCCGAATGCCCCGTTCTCAGCGATATCCATCCCAATGCCCGTCCAGCCGGTATGGTCATCCGCTTCCGGCTTCTCATCTTTTCGGAAAAGAATCCGCAAGTCAACCGTTTCACCGTCAATCTCCAAAGGCTCCTCCCGGATGATGGCAAACACATTCATAAAAAACAGATATGCATGAAGACAGAGCAGAATTGGCGGTTCCGCACCTTCCCTTCCCGCCGTATAAAGAACTTTTCCGAACTCCCGTAATATCATGTCCCTGTCGCCGCCACCCTCATCACCCATCCGTCTTATCAGTGCCATGCACTTACAGAAGGTGTCAAATGATACCCCGTTGAGCATGTCTTCCGGTCCGTGAAAACCGTTCCATTCCGGAAGAAGATTGATTCCGGTACTCAGGTCCAGTCGAAAAGATTTTCCCTCACGGATAACAAACGGATCCGTCAGGGACAACAGTGCCAGCGTTTCCTTCCACGTGGATGGAGGAAGATGCCCCATATCAACTGGAAGCGCCAGAAAAAGGGAAAGAAGTTTCAAACGTATCCCGGATTCCGACAATATATGCTGGTTCGCCATGGTGGCGATCTCCAGATAACGGTAATACTGGGCGGGAGTCAGCTCCTCAAGCGTTTCCGGCACATTCACCTGTCTGTTCTGATAATATATTACACGCATTTAATCAAAAGGTTATTCCCTTGCTTTGAAGCGTGGGACCTGAAACATAGAAATCAACCTCCTCAGGCGCAGCGTCCAAAGCCGCCACCGTATCCTGCAATTCCTGAAGATACCGGTCCGCATCGGCCTGAAGGCTGTCCGCCACACTTTTCCGCGCCTCTTTCTCTGCCCGTAACTTTTCCTTTATAGTTCCGGTCTGCTGCACCTGTACGATACCTTCCGGAATAACCTCTACGGGTAGGCGTTCAACCGCTTTCTTGACGGCCAACAGCGCCAGAGGTCGCTGGCATTCCTCCAAGAGAGTGTCACATACGTCCGGATCCCTTCTGACAAGCCAGTCAAACCGCTCCTTTCCGACAACAGGCAGAATGTCTGTACGCTGTATTTCACGCAGAATGGGAACCAGTACGAGAAAAAGACGGTGGCTGCCGATATGATAAAACTCGTCAAACTCATCCTTGGAACGGATGAGCAATCCGTCCATCTGTCTTTTAGCCCGGCTTTTCTTCCAGAAATCAAACTGTTTCTCCTCCAAGAATCCTACCAGAACATCCACCGACTCATACGCCAGATTAAGGATGTTCATTTCATCCTTGTATTCCTGAAGGGCAGTCAGCCCCTTCTCATTTTCTCCCAGTTTCTTCTGCCTTCCGCTACCACCATGCTGTGCGTCCAACGTGGGGACAACCTTCACCCATGCGAAATATGCCACGGCACGCTGCGTCATGAATACAAGTTCCTCTTTCTCTAGATCCAGGTCCTCAGCCCAATAAAGGTCAACTATCGCCGAAAGCACGTCCGCCCCCACAATACCGGTCAGCTGGCGTGCGGCCAAAGGTAGCACCGGCTTCCACTTGGAATAGTCCAGGCTGTCGGAAATCATTCCCAGTGCCGAAACAAGTTCCTGTCTGCCTTCCTCGTTTTTATCAAAAATCATTTTCATACACTTAGACTTATATATTTTCTTTCATACGGTTTCCCGGCGACACATTCTCTTCCTGACTCACCACATTCCGGTACAGCCCGATACGTATATCTGTTCCCGGCCAGTTAGCGTTAATATACTCCTGCACCGGCTTGCAGAGTATCATGTCCGGAATAGCCGTTTCAGACGCGTTGTAGACTTTGATGGAATACAGTTTCTCGCTTCCACTGCTCAGCTTGTTTTCCAATATGAGGTTCGCCAGTACCGGATCAATGCCGAACCCGGAAGTGGCAGCGGCGTCAGCCTTGTTGCTGATTCTGATCTGTGCCTCGATGTAATCCTTCACCTTCTTGTCTATAGGAGTCACCTTCCATCCTTCGAAATCGTTGGCTTCATCGCTCCAGAACCGGGTGGTGTGCATATATTTCCCCACATTCTTCATCCCGGTAATACCTCCGGCAAATTTCTCCATGCATTCGTCCTTGTAATCCTCCAGCATCTTGGCCGTATAGGTTTCCCCACGCTTGCGGCATACGGATTTCAAACGTTCCTCCGCCTTGTCCCAATACCCTTGTGGAGATTCGATATGCAGACTGAGCGCACTGGAATTCAGATTATAATTATGCAGTAATGGTGCCAGGGTACCGGCTATCTCCAGCCAGTCAAAGGCTCCCAGAAAACGCGGAGTACTGACAAAATCCTTACAGAAGGAATAGATGTTGTAATATCTGGCCGACACCGGATATCGGAAAGGATCTGCCGGATCAAACATGGGATACCTCTCCATATACTCAGGGTCCGGGAAAGGGAAATCTCCCACAACAATACCTTCCGGATCATTTTTCCCAGGAGGAGGGTACAACAGTCTGGCACGCTGATAAGGAATATGCTCCAACCTTAGTAACTTCCCCCTCCCACCGATACGAGGCGCACGGTTGCGGACAAACTTGATAAAGAAACCCTGCATGTGGGTGAGATCAACCAGACAACGGTGCATACAAATCCGATAATCCCAGGAAGACATGTCCGACTCAATATCAGGTGCAAGCACCCATTTCTTATAGAAACGGTTGTCCGTATCATCAATGGCATCCTCATAGAATCGGGGACCGTCCCCCCATTGCAGACCGGCGATCTTGCCAAGAATACCCTCGCCGGCATAAAACCGGTCAAGCAGACGCATGACCTCTCCGGGCATGTCATTGTTATCCCCCATCGGAACGATATCATATCCGGCCACACTCATCTTCCTCGTGAAACAGGTGTTACGGTTATGGTTCAGCATGATGCTGGAAGGTTCCCATCCCTTGCCACGTCCCGATATGTCAAAGGAATAAAGCGATCCATTGCCGGGGTCCACAAAGCCGAAATTTCCGCTACGTCTTACCTCCATATTACAAAACTGTTTTCTGTCCGTTAAATTCCACTACCAGAATCTGCCAGCAGTTCAATGCGTTGCCTGTTTCCGTATCAACAAGAAACAGTTTATGGCTGGCATTCTCTATTTTTTCATCAGAAGCCTTGGAACGAAGCCTGGCCGATTTCAAAAACACCAGATCACCGCCAGACTGTTTCTGACGGTTGTATTTCCGGAATTTGATACTGAATGTCCCTTCAGCTTTGCTCACCGCTTTCATCTCCTCGACTGCGGTATATAAATTAATTTGTCCCATATTCGCTATTTTTCAAGCAAATATGGGACAAATACAATATGGGATAAAGGACAGGACTACTTGCCTTGTGGATGCAGTTTCTCTATCAGTCCTGCATAGAACCGAAAGAATTGCACCAAGTCCAGATTCCTTTTCAGATTGTCCGGTTCCATCAACTCAAAGTCATCCAACAGAATATCCGTTAATTTCTCCGTATGTTCACGAAAAGAACCGGGTTCATGATCCTGAATATCAGCCAGCGCATCTATCACCTGATCTGTTATAATAGCATTCGGGTTAAATCCTTCTCCTTTCATTTCAGACCTCCTTCCAATATTTTAGGGTTTGTAGATTCACAGAAGCGGAACTCACCGCGTACTGGATAAATATCAACGATGAAGACAGTATTATACGGATTTTTATCAGGATAGACCTCAATACGTATATCATTGTTTCTGGAAACATCCACACGAAGCGGTTTGGTTCTTGGAAACTCTTCATCCAACATGGACGCTTTGGCACGAACACTCTCAATAAAGGCATCACGCGACAGTTCATCAGGAATCAAAACATGAGCGAAAGTGGAAATCCATTTATTCATAACCCTGCCTTTATTGTTGACAGACAGGTAAGTTTTAGGATTATCAATAAAGAATTTCATCGCAAACCTCCTTTCCAAGCAAGATGTAACGACACAACAAACCAAGCTAGGCAAAGCAATGCCGGAACTGCCGACACGAATGCTGCACATACCAATACCGAGAAAGCTAAGGAAGCATGAGCCATAAGGCACACCTGACGGTTAGTAACTACGGATTCAAGAACACATGAGAACAGTTGATTCTCCTTTTCGCACCACGCACTGAACGTGGATTTTTTTGCCTCTAATACAGGCAAAGTAACTGTTTGATTTTTCATTTTGGTAAGCAATTAAAATGAAACAATATGTTGATTAGTACGGGAAGGGAACAAAAAAAGTTCCGCTCCCCGTTGCTTACCACCTTGAGAAAGGCTGTGGGCGCATTAACGACACCACACGGGACGGAACTATATGTATAGCCATGGACATAAAAAATGCCCGCAGCAAATATTTTGGCGAGCCTTCTCGCCTTTCTCAAATGGTAAGCATTGCAAATATGGGGATTATTTTTTAATCCACAAACTTTTTGGATAAGTTTCTTGAAAGCAGAACCTGCCAGTGCAGAAAAAGCCAAGGAAGCATGAGCCATAAGGCACACCTGACGGTTAGTAACTACGGATTCAAGAACACATGAGAACAGTTGATTCTCCTTTTCGCACCACGCACTGAACGTGGATTTTTTTGCCTCTAATACAGGCAAAGTAACTGTTTGATTTTTCAT